TCTGAGCAACCTCGCAGAAATCACCGGCGAAGGTCAGATAACGCCCCAGGAGACCCTCAACAACATCTTCAAGCATTTCTGCGTGGGAAAGTGAACCCACTGCAAAGAAAATTATAAAATCTGCAAATATACCGCTGTAAATCGCTTATTTTCAAGTGTTAAAGATTGTTCGGTTATTTGCAGATTTTTGACTTAGGCATTGTCTATTTGCAGATTTTTTCCTAACTTTGTCCCCCAGATGTCCCCCGAGATTACATCAAAGACGCGAAATCTGTCCCCCGGGGACAGAAAAAGTGTCCCTCGAAAGTAAATTCGGTGGTTATCTTAAAAACGATAACAAACTATGGCAAAGAAAAAATCAGCAAGCGTCCAAAGAGGACAAGTGAAGCTTCGTGAAAAGAAGCTCAAAGATGGAAGTTCGAGCCTGTACCTTGACATCAATGTAGGTGGCAAGCGTCATAAGGAATACCTGAAGCTCTATCAGGTAGTTCCAACTACCCCACAGGAAAGAGAACAGAACCGTCAGGCTCTTGCAGCAGCCAATGCCATGAGAGCCAAACGAGAGTTGGAAATCATCAACGGCAAGTTTGACATCACCCAGCCCAAGCAGGAAGGTGTCCGCTTCCTTGACTACTATCGTAAGATGTGTGAAGAGCGCCTGAAGACTCCTGATTCAAATGGTAATTGGGGCAACTGGCATAGTTGTCTGAAGCATTTGGAGGTATATTGTGACGAGGCAACAACCTTCGATGATATCGATGCCGAATGGATTCAGGGATTTAAGGATTATCTGAATACAGCAGAGAAGGATGCCCAAAAGAAGACGGATCCTAAAATTTCTTATGTATTCGTTGGATTGTCACAGAACTCGAAGGTTTCTTACTTCAACAAACTACGCGCCTGTCTCAATCAGGCTTTTGAGGAGCACATCATTGACAAGAACCCTATGCGTGGCATCGAGGGTTTCAAGGCTGAAGAAGTGGCTCGTGAATATCTGACACTCGAAGAGGTGAAGAAGATGGCTGCTACCCCATGCAACTACCCCATTCTAAAAGCCACATTCCTGTTCTCTTGTCTGACAGGACTTCGCAAGAGCGATATTGAGAAGCTGACTTGGGGCGAAATCCAGAAGTTTGGCGACTTCACACGTATTGTGTTCAAACAGAAGAAAACTGGTGGACAGGAATATCTTGATATTTCAGACCAGGCAGCAGCATATTTAGGCACACGTCGCAACGATGTTGACCGTGTGTTCGAAGGATTCACTTATGGCGCATGGACTTCACTTGAACTGAAGCGTTGGGCACTCGCCGCTGGTATCACGAAGAATCTCACCTTCCATTGCGCTCGTCACACCTTCGCAGTAATGATGCTCGACCTTGGAGCTGACATCTATACAGTCTCTAAACTCCTTGGCCATCGTGAGCTTTCCACTACTCAGATATATGCCAAAGTGCTTGATAAAAACAAGCAAGCAGCGGTTAACCTAATACCAAGCATCAGCGAGTAGAACTTCATACATTATTATATATGGTAACGAGACAAGAAGCCGTATTGAGCTTTGTAAAGTTCAACAAGTTCGCAAAGCAACTCATTTATGACATCTGCATAGGAGGTAACACGAAGTTAACAACCTACGCTGACGAATTGCTCCATTTCGAGCAATGGAAGGAGGATATAATGCTATATACCAGCCTTAATCCAGACCCAATAATCATAGATAAGATTGCAATGCTGGGTTCCCCTGAAATGTTGGAGAACTATATTAAGGATGGTAAAGAGACTTTGCCAAAGAACACTTATGATGCTCTCTCTGGCGTAGTTCAAGCAATGAAGTCCATCCATGCCTTGTGCTTTGACCTCAACCAAGAGTCCAAAGGTAAGTTCAAATATCTTGTTAACGAGTTTGCTTACGAGGAAGCTGCCGACCTTTTCGATCGTGCAGTTAGTGCAGGTTATCTCACCGCTGAGTACCAGCCTAAAGGTGACACAGACTTATACACACTAAAGATTCTCGCCTTTGCCATAGGTGAAATGCTGCACCTCACCATGCGCCACAAATGGTCACATTTCGAGGAGCAATGGAATATCGACAAATCTAACAAGCTTTCATCACTCCCTGTAACAGAAAAGCAATTCAAACGGAACGAGAAAGTGATGAAACTCTATCCAGAAGTTGATTTCTCAGAACTCACTCAACCTAATGAAGAGAGATATTTTGATGCAGTCTATGGTTCACGACGAGTCCGAAGTCTATATCAAGATCTTCACGACAAAGGCTATATTAGCCCGGACACTACAGTCGATGCTTTCCTTAGCATCTTCAATCTCGGAGAACAAACCACGAGAAAACCCATCGAATGGATTAAGAGCCAGCGCCACCTCTCTTACTTTATCTTTTTCGCTTTCTCGAAAACGAACAAAGATTATTGGGAGAAAGCAAAAGCTTGTTTTAGTATCAACGGACAGGCTCCCAATCGAGGAAGTCTTGTTACAGGACTTACCGCATTAAAAAAGCGACCAGACTATGCAGTCTTTGATGTTGACCTGAAGAGAATTGCATCAAAATACAACAATGGATAAACTAACGGAGATTATTTCATCCAACAACACAGAGGTGGGTAAATAAATCATTTACCCACTTTTTGCGTTTATTTATCCGACGTATAATAATCAACATACATGGGTCTTTAAAACGTGCAATTATGACAGCAGAATGAACTAAATTAGCAAAGTTAGGCAATAAATCACGCTCTACCAACAGGTTGAAGCAAGATGGACTAACATGGATATGGTTATTACAATTCTATATTATAATTTTGCAAACTATGGCAAGTTCAGAATCAAATATAGCTTCTCAAAATGAGATAGTTCTTTGTGAGAACGAGATGGTATGTTCCCTCACCAACAAGGTAGTAAGGGCAACTAAACATTGGTCTTTAAAACGACAACAAATGAAGCTTTATGAGAGAGAAATCATGTGTCGCCATAAAACAAAGAAAGTATTATTCGGCGAAAGCCGTTTTGTTATATTTTTTACTTTAATCAATATCAAGAACAATGAGAAAAGAAAAATTCTTCCTCTCTCTTTTTTGAGAGACTGACGCGGACAGGGCATCTGACCGCTGCCAAGAGTGGTGATTCGGGCTTGCTCGAACTGCTCAACGAAGCTTATGACCTCTATCAGGTTGAAGTTGTTAACCAAGGCAAACTTTATCAGCGTTATGCTGATGATTTTGTTTATAGCCATGAGTTCCACGATGCCATCGACGCATGGAGCAAGAATGAACATCAGAAGAACTACCGCATTCTTGATTCACTACTAACCAATCGACGTGACCTTGTTGAGAACTATTTCAACAAAAGCAAAATTAGCGAAACAGAACTGAGAGAAATGCTTACTCTGTTCAACACTACGCTACCTTCATCCAACACCTTTGTTGCCCGTAAGAAAGTCAGAGAGACATCCGACCTTAATCTATGTTCCTGTCTCGACAATGATGAC